ATGAATGTAGTGCAAAAAGAGCTGAGCAGGAGAATCGCAGCTGGCGGGTACTCGGTTCGCGAGTACGCGAAACGGCTTGGGATTAGCCGCACGACGTTCGCGAGAAAGTTGAGCGGGGAAACTGAGTTCACGCTTGCGGATATGCAGAAGATCGCGAGCTCGCTGGGATATGACTCGGTCTCGGCGCTGCTGAGCGATGCCGAGCAGAGATGCGTAGACGAGGCCGCAGCGAGTGCGCTCGCGGGTGCGTCACCTGCCGGGTACGAGATCAAGGACTCGAAATCTGGATCAATCGTCCTGCAGGCTCGCCGCGTCGACTGGGAGGGTGGCGACGCGGCATGAGTGAGCAGAGTGCGGCCAGCGTTTCGCGCGTGATTGTGTCGGCTGATAGGGGCGAGCTGGCGGAGGACGTTCTCCTTTCCGTCGCTGCAGATTTGAACAGGGCGGTTGAGGCGCTCGGGCATCCGGCGCTTCAGGCCATGCTGGGTGAGGATGTTCCGATCGCTCAGCTACAGCACAGCCTGATGAGGATGAACTGTGCTGTAGCAAAGGTGTTTTGCGATTACGTCGAGAGCGGGATCAGAATTCACGCTTCCCGGGAATCGGGTGTCTCCACGTGCACCGAGTGCCGTCAGGCTGAGTCCAGGTGACGACGATGCAGACATTCATGTCGCTACCCAGGTGTGGCGCGTACATGAACAGGACCGACGACTTGGCATCGACCGGGCCTGCCGGTGGCGGCGTGAAAATCTCGTTGTCAGCGTCGATGTCAACCTCAACATCAGTCAGTGTCGCATTCCCGGTGTTGACCAGAGCATACACGTCGCCTTTCTCCCACTTCACCTCCCAGGGAGGCGCTGAGTTGGCTTCGGCGAGGGTGTCAGCGAGGCGTTGCACGCCTGCGGCGGTCTGTTCAGCGGCTTCGACTGTGCGTTGCGCTTCGTCTCGCGCGCTTTCTGCGGCAGCTTTGGCCTGCTTCGAGACGTTGGATCGGAGCCATGAAATGGCAGCTCCGATCAGCGTCAGGACGGCGCAGACAGTGCTGATCCATGCGGGGATGTCCATGTTGTCCTCCTCGGTGAGGTGTGGGTGCCGCACGATCTCGTGCGGCGTGGTTGGCACCTCCCACCTTACCGGGGAGGAGCCACCCGTCGGAGGCGATTCCGAGGAGGAGTTGTGATGTGTGAAGAGGTTGCGCCCGTGGCCTACAGGGTGCGCACGTTCGCGCGCCTGGTCGAGGCCTCGGACTCGGGGATCCGCGAGTTAATCGCAAGAGGAGATCTCAAAGCCGCCAGGGTCGGGGGACTGTTGAGGATCCCGGCGTCAGAGCTGGTGAAATTCACCGGCGAAGAAAAAGAGTGCCCCTGCGGTTGCGACGCGGGGCACAAGAACCAAGAGAAAGAGAAGGTTCATGCGTAAGAATAGCACGCCCCACAGGCGTTTGCGTCCGTGGAAGTCCCTGATCGGAGGCGTGTGCGTCGCGGCGGCGCTCGTGATCGCTTTCGGCATGCGCAGCCCAGACAATCAGAACGGCTGGCCTGAGTGGCTGTTTTTCCCGGGTGTCACGCTCGACATCGTCGGCGGCGTCCTCGTCTACGCAGAGTGGCGGGAGGGATCGCTGTGAGCGCGGGAGTCATTGCAGGCATCGCCCTGGGCCTCATCGCGGCGATGTGCGCCCTCGCCTGGGTCGTGGCGCGTGGGTCGGCTCGTGCGGCGAGCATCGAGGAGATCGCTGCCCGCATGCAGCGCTCGGCGTCAAAGGCAAGGCAGAAGGGCACGACGCTCCTCGAACGGCATGTCGATTTCGATTACTACGACGTGGACGGCGAGGCCCCGCTGCCTCACCTGATCTGCGTCGCGATCTCAGACGTCGTCATGGAGGCCGAGCTGAATGGGTGCTACGCACTCGATACACCGAAGGTCGCGGTCGATCTCGACCGCAGGCAGATCCACGTGACTCTAGAGGTCCTGCGGATCGATGAGCCGAGCCTGGAGATCCGGGCATGAGGTCCGTTGACGCAGACCCGGAGACACGTCAAATCGTCAGGGCTGCGGTGCAGGGAGCGCGCCTCTTTTGTCATCGCCCGCACGTGGACGAGGCGGTCCACGGCGCAATCATCACGGCGTGGGTCAAGGCAGCGCAGTACCCGACCGAGGCTCACGACGCTAAGAACCGCGCGTCGCGCGGACTCACCTACTACCAATCAATCCGTAAGACCAAGAAGGGAGAAGGGCTGTGAAGTCCGAGAAGGCACCCGAAAACCCGGTAACGCTCACCCTCGAAGCAGCTGACATTTTCTACCTGCGCGAGCTCATGTACGAGGAACGCATCAGTGCTGAGGTCGATTTCAGCGACGTCGAGAACATGCACAACAACAGAGCTCGCCAAGTGGTGAAGACAACCCTCAGCCGCGAGCACACGACGATGACGAAGATCATCGATGCCCTGGACGCAGCTCTGGACGCAGCCGAGGTGCGCGACATCCTCGCAAAGAAGATCGAGTCCATGACCGACGCCATACAGACCGCTGATGAAGTCACAGCAGCGATGGGGGAGGAATCATGAAGGTCGCACACGTCGCCGTCTACCTCGATGCCGAGCAGGCGAAGCTCATCCGCTGGGACGCGCAGGAAGCGGTCCTCGCTGCGGATGAGGATCTGGCGCTCACACAGAATCTGCACGATGTAAACGCCCGCCGCCTCGCTCGCGAAGCAATCAGCGCGAAGCGGGACATCTACCAGGAGATCGTCGATAAGGCTCAGGAAGCCTGCGAGAAGCTCAGCAACGGCGAATACGAGTACGTCGACGACGTCGATTAGTGCCACGTCTGTTCCCCGCTGAGCGCGGCCAACGGGGAGGCCACCCGCAACCAAAAAGAAACCAAGCGGGACAGGCTAAAGACCGCGCAGCCCGACCAGCAGACACCCAGGTGCAAGTCCCGGGCGGGCACGAAGCCAGCACCAATGAGTGCAGGGCAAGACCCCTAGAGAAGGACAACCAATGACAACCATCAACGAGATCAAGGAAAGGCTTAACGCCATTGCGTTCGCGGGCAGAAGCTACGCGGGGCTGGCCCCTCAGGTGGCTACGAGGGAATGCGCGCAGGCGGTCGAGGCCTTCGACCAGAACGCAGCAGCCGACATAGCATATCTCCTCGACCGTATCGAGGAGCTGCAGAAAGCGATCACCGTCGCCGCCGCCGAGCTCGCAGACGCAGCCGTCGCAATCGCCGACCGATACGCCGGCAACGACGCCGAAGCGCTCGAAATCAGGATCATGATAGGTGATCCCGTCGACAAGCTCATCACCGTCACGCAGGGCGCGTCAGCCGAGGTCGAGGAGGCCACCAAATGATCACCGTAAAGCGGATCCGTAAAGCGCCGGCATACGCCACAACATGCCCGGTGTGCCGAACGCGCATCGCACCCCAGGGCGCGAACGTGCGCGTCGTCGTCGATGCCGAAAGCGAGGCGACCGCAATCAGTGCGATCACGCACGCCGCCTGCGCCCGCGTCGTCATCGACTTCACCCGCGAGCGCGGGTATGCGCCGGCGGAGTTGACGGCGGTTGGCGTGTGGGCGGAGACGCGCGCATGAGTGAGCATCCGATTTGGGTATCACGCGTCATGTGCCTTACTCGCGAGGAAATTTTGACTGCGAACGACAAGATGCACTGGGGTGCACGTTCTCGGCTCACGAAGCAGCTCCGCCGGCGGGGTTACGCGCTTGCGCGTGAGGGTAGGGGCGTGGACGTCCTCTGTTTGCGGCGTGCGCGTGTCGAGTTTGAGTTTGCCTATCCTGACCGGCGTCGGCGTGACCGGCACAATCTTGCTCCGACTGTCAAAGCCATGATGGATGGCCTGATCGACGCCGGGCTTCTGCCTGACGATTCGGATCGTTTCCTTGACGGGCCGCACACGGTCATCGCCGACTACCTCGCTGTGAAGCGTCTCGGCGTTCCCGTGTATGAGGTTCAGGTGTCCGTGTACGCGGATACGGATACGGAGGAGGGCAGGTAATGGCCGGAGATACCGTCATTACCGTCATCGGTAACCTGACCGCTGACCCCGAACTGCGGTGGACGCAGTCCGGCGTGGCAGTCGCTGACTTCACCGTTGCGTCGACGCCGAGAACCTACGACCGTGACGCCGGTGAGTGGCGCGACGGCAACACCCTCTTCATGCGCTGCTCCGTGTGGCGCGAGACCGCAGAGAACGTCGCCGAGTCGCTGCGCAAGGGTATGCGCGTCATCGTTCAGGGTCGCCTCACCCAGCGCTCGTACGACACCCAGCAGGGTGAACGTCGCACGGTCGTTGAACTGCAGGTCGACGAGGTCGGCCCCTCCCTGCGACGCGCACGCGCGCAGGTCACCCGCACCGCTCCCCCCGGTGGCGGCGGCTACCAGTCCGACAACCGCGGCCAGCAGGGCGGCGGTTACGAAGGTGGCCAGGGTGGATACGGCCAGGGTGGTGTCAACTATGGCGCACCGACCGGCGGTTCCCTCGAGGACCCGTGGCGCAGTGCCCCTGCTGGCGGTACCACCTCCTTCGGCGACGAACCCCCGTTCTGATCGGCGCGGTGGAATAGGTAAGGAGTGATCGTGCAGGGTTTGAAGCTGTTCGAGTACACGGGCCACGAGATCCGGGTGCAGGTCGACGAGGCGGGAGAACCGCTGTTTGTGCTTGCGGATCTGGCTGCGGCGCTGGGTATCGCGAACGTGACGCAGCTGCGCTCGCGTCTGTCCGATGACCTATGCCTGACATACCCCATGTCTGATCGGCTCGGTCGGGTGCAGCAGGTGTGGATGGTGACCGAGCCAGGCTTGTACGAGGTGGTTATCAGGTCGGATAAGCCGGAGGCGGCGGCGTTTCGTCGGTGGGTGACGGGTGAGGTGTTGCCGTCGATTCGGCGGTACGGCGTGTATGCGACTGAGTCGGCGGTCGATGCAATGCTGGCTGACCCGGAGACGATGATCAGAACCTTGACGGCGCTGCGGGATGAGCGTGCGGCGCGCGTAAGGGCGGAGGCTGCGGCTGCTGAGGCGGCTGCTGAGGTTGAGGCGCAGCGTCCGCACGCGCAGCTGGGGCGCGCGGTCGCGGCTTCGGGTGAGGCAGTGTTGCCGAGCGTGTTCGGGACGGTGCTGTCGGCGCGGGTCGAGGGGATGGGGCCGAACCGTTTTTGTCGATGGTTGCGCGATGCGGGTTATGTGTATCGGCGCGGTGGGCAGATGGTTCCGACTGCGCGGGCGATCTCGCAGGGGCTGCTTGAAGCCTCGGAGGTGCAGGTGCCTGGCGGCGGCGTTCACGTGCAGACGTGGGTGTTGCCGAAAGGCCAAGAGCGGTTTGCGCGTGAGCTGCTTGCTGAGCAGGCAGCGATGTCATGATGGAGCGCTTTTGTCCGGATTGCAGCGTGGTCCTCGAGGCCGGCCACGCAAGGTGCCGTCCGTGCTTTCTGCGGTTCGAGGCCGCGTATCAGCGATACACGGAGCGCGCCTGGATGACGCGGAATTATCCGGATTTTTGGCCTCGGGATCTGTTCCCGGAGGACAGCTGGGATGAGAAAGAACAGCAATTTAGCGAGAAGGAGGTGGGCTGATGGCTTGGGTAAAAATGGGTGACGACGCGGACATGTACCCAAAGCTTATGGAGGCCGCCTCACACCCGAAAGCTGATGCCCGCACCGTGAATGAGCTGTTCGGGTTCATCATGCGGTGCGCTGCCTATTCGGCGGCTCACCTGACCGACAGCGTCATCGAAATGGGCGTCGTGTACACGTACGCGGGTGCAAATCCGGACGTCCTGCAGATCGCGCTGGATACAGGCCTACTCGAGTGGGCCGATACTCCGAAAGGTCGGAAGCCGAAACTCCTTGAGGACCCTGACTTCGTGCATATCCGTTCGCGCGCAGACGTCGAGTGGAGCCGTCAGCGCCAGCGCGACAACTCCGATCAGGCGTTGCGTCAGGCTGTGATCGCCCGCGACGGAGACCAGTGCCGCTGGTGTGGCGTCGAGGTCTACTGGCCTGGAAAGACGTCAGCCCGCAAGGGCACACTCGACCATCTGAAGCCCGGGGAGGCTGGCACTGTGGACACGCTCGTCGTTGCGTGTACACGGTGTAATTCGTCCCGAGCGGACGACCCTACAGGCTCGTGGGACCAGTCTCACGAGCTGCTGCCCGCGCCTGAGCTGCCCCGATACGGGACGTTCACGCGCAGCATGCTCGAACGTTCGGGCGTGCTGCGCAGCGCACAGGCCGCGTCCTGCGCGGCAGCCGGTGGAGGGAATGGTGAGCGTGCGAGCGCGCACGCGGCGGCTGGCGACCCGGCCTCGGGCACACCTACGACGGGTGTGACCTCGGGCTGCGCGGACGCCGCCGTGACTGTGAGCGCGCCTGGCGGCGCGACCGTGGGTATCCCGATGGACGCGGATTCCGGTGAGTCTGATCAGCTCACTGTCGAGTCCGGCCTCGGTGACCCCGGCGCTGCCCGCACGAACACCACCCCGGAAACCGGCTACAAGCAGGAATGCGGATTCATGCCGACTCGCGTCGGACTCGACTCATCCAGGCCTCTGGACTCGCGTATACCCGGGTACGGGTACGGGTCGGGAGTCCGGGTAGGAAGTAGGGAACAGGAAACGGGCCAGGAGCAGGAAGGGCAGGCAACCGCCTCACCTGCCTCAGGGCCGAAGAAACGCAAGAGAAGGAGAAGGAGCAGGAGATGACTGACGAGCACGCGCAGGTACTAGATCGGATCGAGGATGCGATAGGTGCTCTGGTAAATCAGAGGTGCGGACCGGGGAGACTGGTCGGGGCCTGGGAGATCATGATCGAGACAATTGATCCGTCACGTCCGGACGTAACGGCCTGGATGGACGACGGTCGAGGCTCGATGCTGGCCCGGCGTGGCCTCATCGAGGTGTGCCGCGACCAGTACCGGGGCGACATTGAGGATGCGAGCGATGACTAGGACAATGATCGATCGGGTTTGCCCGGTGACGGGCGAGTCTCTCCTCGCCGGGGAGTACTTGTCGCGAGGTGGGGCAGCTCGTGTCCGCGTCGCAGCATCGTCACTTCCCACGCTCATGAGCGACCTCGCTTACGCGGCGTCGCACGGCGTGCGCACAGGAGAACAGGCAGGCGGTGGGGTGCAGCGCTCGCGGCCTCCGGTGAATCTTGGGTTGATGCTTGAGGTCGACGAAATGGCCGACTCGGTCCTGACGTGGGCGACGCTGCTCATCTCCCACGTTATGGGGCCCTCGTATTGGGTGAGGCCCGGGGACTGGTGGATGGTCGCCCGCGTCTTCGCCCTGTATGAGGACAAGTTGCGGCGGTGGGAGGACGGTGCCCAGTGCGCCGATGAGGTCCTGTACTCGGTCGCGAGGCTGGAGCGGCTCGCGTCGCCGGGCCGTCGCCGCTTGGTCTATATCGGCTCGTGTAGCCAGTGTGGTGCTGATCTACTGGTGCGCGACCCGGAGGTGGAGACTGCGCCGTGTGGCGAGTGTGGTGCCGTGGAGTCGATCGGCGAGGCGTGGGATCGCCTGATGGTGCAGGCGCGGGAGGCTCTCCTACCGCGCACGCGCGCCACTCGCGTCGCCGAGATCCTTACAAGGGCCGCGATCAAGGATGCGACGGTGCGCAAGTGGACGCAGCGGTGTCGCCTCGCTCCGCGAGCAAGGCGGGGGGACGTTCGCCTGTATCGGGTGGGGGATATCGAGACGCTTGCCGTGCAGGGCACGCGCCGCTTGTAGGCTGCGTCGCGTCGCTTGCGCGTGGGGGTGTCACGGAGTATTCTCCTAGTGTGGCCCCGTGCGTAAGCAACAGGCCATTGCCTATTACAGGATCCGCGCAGATGACTTGGCCCCCGCTCCTATCGGCCCTGATGGAGCGGGGGCCGAGTCATACCCGCGCGGGCATGCGAGCATGGGAGCGTGCATGACGTGGGAGTCGAGCGATCGCGCGTCGCGGCTGCCGGCCGATTGGGATGAGCGCCGTGCCTTCGTCCGTGCCCGCGCCGCCGGCAGATGCGAAGCAATGCTGCATGACGGGACACGATGCCCAGCTGCAGGCACAGACTGCGATCACATCACACCTGGCGACGATCACCGAGCGGTGAACCTCCAGTGGCTTTGCCGTTGGCATCACAAACGTAAAACGCAGCAGGAAGCTGCTGCGGCGCTCGCCGCTGAGCGGAAGAAAAACCAGCCGAGCAAGCGCAAGCATCCTGGCCTCATCGACTAGACCCCCACCGGGGACCCCCTCCCCAAAACCAGCAAACACCGTCAAGAGCTGTCGGTTTTTGTTTGTACGGGTCTGGGGAAATAACAACAGGCGGGAACCGTTGCGGTCTCAATGTAAACGCCGCACGGTGGGGTGAGGGTGTGGAGGATTTTAGAGGGGCATGAGGGTGCCGGGCTGGTACGCGTCGCCGGTGATGGTGATGTATCGGCCTGTCGAGTAGAACTCGATCCGCTGGCCCTTCCATTCTCGTTTGAAGCCGCGCTGCGGGGCTGCTGTGCCCCAGATGTGCAGGCCGCGCCCCGAGGGTGAGACCTCGACGTAGGAGCCCTCGTAGTATGCGAGCAGCGTGCGCGCGGCTTCGTTGGGGATGCCGTGCTCGTCCAGGCAGTCGTCGAGGTCGATACAGCCGATGCCGTCGCCGAGGACGAAGCCGAGGGGTGCGCCGGTGGCGCTCGCGGCCTCAAAGCTGCTCCAGGTAGTTGGGTCGGTGACGGAGGCCCACGCGCCTGTACGCGCGCACGTGGGGCGTTTGTTGAGGTGGTTGACCCAGCGGTCGCGAGTCGTAAGTTCTGCAGGGAGGCCGCTCTCCCTCTCGGCACGGTGTGCGCGGTGGTGTGCGACTCGGCAGCGAGTCGAGCAGAAGCGCGCGTCGGCGCGCGCCCATTGCTTGAGCTGGTGACCGCAGTGTTCGCACGTTCTCACAAGTCTTATTGTAACGCTTAATTCGTTGGAATTCCGGGGTTTGGGTGGGGGTGGTGTGTGTGGCTGGTCGCGGTCCTGCGCCGAAGCCTCAAGGCTCGCGGGCGCGTCGAAACAAGGATCCTCAGATCCTCAAGATCATCACTGCTAAGCCGGTTGAGCAGCCGGCGCTGCCGGTGATTGAGCACGTGGTGCTCGACGAGAACGGCAAGCCGAGGAAGAAGCGGTTCACCTGGCCAACGGTCACGCGCCGTTGGTGGAAGATGTGGGGAGAATCCCCATTGAGCACCGAGTACACCGAGACGGACTGGTCGTTCCTGCTCGATACAGCGTACCTGCATGCGCTGTATTGGAAGGGAGATTTCCGGGTGGCCGGAGAGTTGCGGCTGCGGGTGGCGAAGTTTGGCGCGACGCCAGAGGATCGGGCGCGGCTGCGGATTCAGTTCGCGGTCGCCGACAACCTCGAAGACGACGCAGACGCCGCCGGGGATGAGGCGGCGCCTATCTCCGCGCGAGCGCGGAGACGACAGAAGAAGCTAAGGGCGGTGTAACAGTGCCATGGCAACCGATTGACGAGGACGATAAGTTCCCGACACTCGGGTACGACGTCGCGGACTGGATGACCGCTTATCTGCTTACTCCTGATAAGGATGGGGACGAGCAGATTCCGTTCGTGCCGACGCAGGAGCAGTTGGATTTCCTGGTCGCGGTATACGAGCTGGACCCACAGACGGGCCGTCGTGTCAAGCAGCGTGCGGTCCTGTCGCGGCCTCGTGGCTGGGGAAAATCGCCGTTTCTTGCGGCGATCTGCTGCGCGGAGGCGCTCGGCCCTGTCCTGTGCGATGGGTGGGACGCGGAAGGCCAGCCCGTCGGGGTGCCGTGGTCGACGCGCCGAACACCAATCGTCCAGGTCACGGCCACAACCGACGATCAGACGGCGAATACCTGGGACCCGCTGCTCGAAATGCTGCGGGGGTCACCCGCCGAGGACGAGTACGGCATCGACCCCATGGATAGCTTTGTCGCACTGCGGAGAGGTCGCATCGAGAAGCGCACGTCCTCGGCGACCTCTGTCAAGGGCGCGAAGGCCGTCATGGCCGTCATGGACCAGACGGAGACATGGCTGCCGGGCAACGGCGGGCCGAAGCTAGCCAAGACGCTGCGTTCGAACGCGGACAAGCTTGGCGGTTTGACGATTGAGACTCCGAACGCTTACACGATCGGGGAACGCTCAGTCGCGGAGACGACAGCTCGGTTCTACGAGCTGATGAAAGCCGGGAAAGTCAAGAAGGAAGCCGCTCGCGGCCTCTACTACGACCACCGGCAGGCGCCGCTCGACACCGACATCACGGATCGCGAGTCCCTCATCGAGGGCCTGCGGATCGCCTACGGCGACTCGGCCAAGGACCCGCGTGGGTGCGCGATCCACGATCCAGAGTGTGAGCCAGGCTGGGTTGATCTCGAGCGAATCGCGGACTCGTTCTGGCATCCGGATAATGATCCGGCGGACATGTGCGCCGACTTCCTCAATCAAATCAGCTCGGCATCGGATGCCTGGCTGACAATGCCCGAGCTGCGAGCCATCGAGGACAACACGAAGCAAATCAGCTCCACTGAGCCGATAACGCTCGGCTTCGACGGTTCAGAAGGTCGGAAGATCGGCATCGCCGATGCCACGGTCCTGATCGGCTACTCCATCACCAAAAAGCATCTATTCAAGGTCGGGATATGGAGCCAGCCGGATGGTCCGGCGGGTGAGGGTTGGCAACCTCCGCGCCTGGAGATCGAGCAGACCGTGCGTGCCGCTTTTGAGCGGTACAACGTCGTGGGCTTTTACGCGGATCCGTCGGCGGGGTGGGCGCAGGACGTGAAGGCGTGGGAGGCGCGCTACTCGCGGCGTCTGCGCGCGAAGATCAGCGCGTCCGAGCCAATCCGCTATCCACAGAGGAATGTGTCGCAGACGTGCGAGAACTTCGCACAACTGTTGTCGGCGATTCATCAGGGTCTCGTCACCTACGACGGTGATCCGACGATGACCGCGCATCTGCTCAACGCTCGCAAGTCTCCGCGCCAGGCAGGCTACGTCCTGGTCAAGCCTGCGGATGATCAGGACTATTCGAAGATCGACGCGGCATGGGGAGCGATGTTCGCGTATAAGGCTGGCCTTGACGCGGTTGGTAAGGGCGCGGCCAGGCCGACGGCGCACCGCGCGCCCAGACGACTCTACTAATCCACACAGGGGAAAGGAGATCACACATCATGGCCAAGACCACAGAGGAGTGGCTCTCCTACCTCACCGCACGCATGGACAAAGCGCGGCCACGGATAGACCTGCTGCGTTCCTACACCAACGGGTCCTCGCCCCTCCCCGAGATGGGGCAGAACCTTGCCAAATCATGGTTGAAATTCCAGCGACGCGCGCGCACCAACCCAGGCAAGCTAGTCGTGTCCGCGCTCGTTGATCGACTCATCCCGAACGGCGTGACCGTCGGCGCGAGCGACAAGACGCCGGCGGCGGTAGCAGCAGCCAGAATCTGGCGAGACAACCGACTCAAGGTCGCGTTCTCCGACGCGATCTGGGACGCGGCGACACTCGGGCGCGGTTACCTACTCGTTACCCAAGACGAGGACGGGCACGCCTGCGTGACCTACGAACGGCCAGAGCACATGTATGTGGAGCCTGACCCGGTCAGGCCCTGGCGTGCGCTCGCGGCTGTGAAGGTCTGGCGAGACTCCGCAGCGGGCGTCGATCATCTGGTGATGTGGACACCAGGGAAGCGCGCCGCGTTCTCCCGCTCTGCCTACAGTGACTCGAAGGCGCTGATCTCGACTGTCTCGTCCGGCTGGAGGCAGGACGAGGGCGGTGAGCAGTCGTTCGAGGGCACGCCGCCCGTCGTCGTTCTGGAGAACCGCTTCGGCGAGGGCGAGTTCGAGAACGCTCTCGACTTGATCGACAGAATTAACTGGCAGACGCTCCAGCGGCTCGTCATCATCAGCATGCAGGCGTTCCGCCAGCGCGCGCTCAAGAGCGCCGAAGGGTCGGAAGGGCTGCCTACTGAGGACGAGTCGGGAAATAGTATCGATTACCAGGCAATCTTCGAACCATCACCCGCAGCTCTCTGGGAGCTGCCTCCGGGTGTGGAGATCTGGGAGTCCTCTCAGACGCAGATCACCGAGATTCTTAACGCGACCAAGGATGATTGGCGCGAGCTCGCGGTTGAGACGGCTACGCCGCTCTCAATCATGCTGCCCGACTCGGCAAACCAATCAGCCTCGGGCGCCGAGCAACCTCAGAAGGCGCTCCTGTCCAAGGCTGAGGACCGGATCGAGAGATTCAAGCCGGCACTGGCCTACCTCATGGTGCGTGCGCTCGCGGTCGAGGGCATCGACCTTGACGAGACAGAAACCGTCGAGGTGCTGTTCGTACCGCCTCACGCAGTCTCCCTCACGGAGAAGTACGCCGCCGCAGTCCAGGCGCGTAACGCAGGCGAGGCACTGGAAACGATCCAGCGGAATATCCTCGGGTACTCGCCGGAGCAGATAGCGCAGGACAAGCAGCGCCGTGCAGAAGAGCAGTTGGCTCTCGCGTTCGCGCTGCAGGACAACCCCCAGCAGACCGATGAGGCGCAGCCTCCGATCACGAGGGGATCCGTCTGACTTGAAAGACCTTGAGGAGAAGTGAGCATGACGGACCTGGACGACCTCACGAGCGTCTATAGTGCCCAGGTCCACGCCGTGCGCACACAAATCACGAAGTTCGGCGAGGCCTACTGGGACTCGATGCCGAACTACAGGGCGGGCGCCGTCGAGGAGATGATCGCAGCGCTCGTCCCCAGGCTCACCGCCGGTCAGCTCCGCATCGCAGACCTGACCCGCGCCTACCTGGCACGCTGCGCCCACGAGCTCGGCTGGAAACTTGTCATCCCACCCCTCGATAAGACAGAGGTACTCGGCGCTCGCGGCGTCGATCCTCGAACGGTGTACCGCCGCCCGGCGGTCGACGTCTACAAGGCGCTGTCGGACGGGAAGCCTGTCGCGCAGGCCGTCTCTGAGGGGCGACTCAGGCTGACTCAGCTGATCGGCGGCGACGCACAGCTCGCGAAGGTCCACGCATCACGCCAGGTGATGAGCGCGTACCCGGACGCTGGCCCGTATTACCGGCGTGTGCTTACGGGGCGCGAGAACTGCGGCCTCTGCGTCGTCGCATCGACGCAGCGCTACTACAAGGAAGATCTGCTGCCGATCCATCCGGGCTGCGACTGCGACGTGCAGCCGCTGCCGCCAGAAGCGGCAGGACAGCAGGTCATCGACGAGGACCGCCTGGAGCAGGTCCACCAGATCGCTGCCGAACGGCTCGGCGAAGCCGACCGAGGAGGCAGGATGCCCGACTACAGGAAGCTAATCCGAGTCGAGGCACACGGGGAATATGGCGCCACTTTGACGTGGGCAGAGCCGAAATCCCCGAAACAAAGCGGAACAGCGGATAAGGCGTAACGCCTAAACGTGCAGCCGCACAAACAAGCCCCGCACTCGCCGCAACGGCGCTCGCGGGGGAGGCTACCCGAAACGGGAAGGACTGATCAACAATGAAGACTCATCTGACTAACCGCTCGCATCTGCGATTCGTCGTGGCCGCTGGCACGCCTACGGGCGGCGAAGCGACAGAGGACAAGTCTACAGAGGCTGCTACCGAAACGGAGCAGGTCAAGGACTGGGAAGCCGAAGCGAAGAAGTGGAAGGTGCTTTCGCGTCAGAACGAGGCGCGCGCGAAGGAGAACGCCGAGAAGGCTCGGCTGTTCGACGAGCATGAGGAGCAAAGCAAATCTGAGCTGCAGAAGGCGCTTGATAAGGCTGCGCAGGCTGAGGCCCGCGTGAAGGCCCTCGAAGTCCAGGCAGTGCGCGCTCAGGTCGCCGCGGCGAAGGGCGTGGACGTGGACCTGCTGTCCGGCTCGACGTTGGAGGAGCTGGAAGCGTCTGCGGACCGTCTGCTGGCGTGGCGCGGCGCGCAGATCCCGAAGGGCGCCCCGGCGTACGACGCGGGTCACCGAGGTGAAGAGATCAGGTCGAGCAAGCAGCTCACACGCGAGGACATCAAGACCATGAGTGCCGAGCAGATCAACCAGGCACGGCGAGCGGGTCAACTCAACGACGTGATGGGTATCGCCTGACGGCGAGCCCGAGAAAGGAGCCACAGCAATGGCTAACACGAATTTTATCCCCGAAGTCTGGTCAGCTTCCATCCTGGAGAACTTCCATAACCAGGCTGTCCTGACCGGCCTGACGAACCGTGAGTACGAGGGCGAAGTGTCCTCCGGCTCGAAGATCCACATCCCTGGAATTGTGGATGTGAAGGTCAAGGATTACAAGACCGGCGTTATCCCCACCGCGTCCGGCGGCGGCACGCAGCCGCGCACGACCGCGCCCGACACCATCGCTGACACCGGCATCGAGATGGTCATCGATCAGGAAAAGTCTTTCGACTTCCTCGTCGATGACATCGACCGCGCCCAGTCGGGCCGGTCCTTCGACGAGTACACCAAGTCTGCGGCTCTTGGCCTCGTCGAGGACGCGGAGATGTTTATCACGACTCTGCTGTCCACGCAGGGGATGGCGGTGACGGGACTGACCAGTCCGACTAACTGGGTGACGGCCTACGACATTGTCCGTGCGCTGCGAAAGAAGTTGACAGCAGAAAAGACGCCGTACGCCGATCGTGTGCTGCTCGTGAACGCCGAGTTCGAGAGCTGCCTGCTCGCCGACGGCTCGAAGGTCACTGCCTTCGATAAGTCGAATACGACTGAGGGCCTGCGTGAGGCGACCATTGGTCGCCTACTGGGTTTCGATGTGGTGGTGTCGGCTTGGATGGACGATTCCAAGCCGATGGCCGTTGCATTCCACAAGCCGTCTGTGGCTTACGTCTCTCAGATTACGGAGACTGAGAGCATGCGCTCCGTGAACTCGTTCGCGGATCGCATCCGCGGCCTGCACGTGTACGGCGGTAAGGTCCTGCGCCCGAAGGCCGTCCAGGTCTTTAAGGGGGTCTGATGCTCGTACGTGGAATCAACGGCCTTGAGATCGAGGTCGAGGAGCAGGTCGCGACCGCGATGATCGCCGCTGGCCTCGTCGAGGCTGTCGACGGCATCGAGCCTATCGAGGAGTCGGCACCCGATCCGGCCAAGCCCAAGAAGTAGGGGGGCGAACGTGAGTGCGCCCCTCGTCGACATCGAGGACATCGAGGCAGCCCTCGGGCGCCCGATCAGCGACGAGGAGAAGCCTCGCGCTCTCTTCGTGGCGGACAAGCTCTCCGAAGCGTTCAGACGTCGCGCACGTCAGACTTTCACGGTCGAGACGTATGTACACCGCTTGAAGGTGGACGCCGGCGGCCAGGTGTTCCCAACCCGGGGGCCTCTCGTGGAGGTGCTCGCCGTCTTCACTGACGAGGGAGCGCCCGTCAAGTACGCGCAACGCCACGGGCACATCTACGTGTATCCGTGGACCAGCGACTTCGTCGTCGTCACCTACACCGCAGGCCTTTCAGCGGTGCCAGCAGCGGTTCGCCTCCAGCTAGCTGACAGCGTACGCCGCATCCTCCTGATCCCAGATGCCGCCGCACAAGGCGCAACCCAGGAGACAGAGACGACGGGGCCGTTCACGCAGTCCCGCCAGTACGCCGCATGGGCAGTCGGGGGACAGGCGCTCCTATCCCCCGACGACCAGGCGCTCGCGGACTCGTATCGCCCGCGCAGGGCCGGACACGTCTGGATGATGGGTGGCGGCTGACATGATGGAGGAATGGAAAACCCCGATCCAGGTCGAGGGCAACGTCCACCGTGATGAGGATGGGTACCTCGTCGAGGAAACAGCATCGCGTCTCATCGCGGGGTGCTTAATCGCACCCGGCCAGTTCACGGTGCCGGGCCTGCTCGACCAGGCAGCCTCGCAGCGCGCCGACGAGACAGCGACACTCTACCTCCCACGGGGAGCGTTGCTGCGCGTCGGCGACATCGTCCGCGTGCCGGATGGGCATCCTCTCAGCGGCACCTGGACGATCGAGGACGGGATCTCTCCATGGCAGCGCGGAGTGGCTGTCACGCTATCCAGGAGGTGAGACATGGCAGTTAAGTTTGTACGTAACAGCCTCTCGATTGAGGCGCTCATGCAATCGAGCGCCATGAGCCAGGCGATGGTCAGAGAAGCTGCGGCGGTGCGTGCGGCAGCAGAAGCATCGGCCCCGAAACGTGACCGCGTGCTAGCGGACGCCTACAAGGTAGAAGCCGTTACAGCCACTGTGAAGACGCGCCGAAACGGCACGTCTCGCAGGGCCGCAGGCCGAGTCACAAACGACGCCCCGTATGCCGTGCCCGTCGAGTTCGGGCACTTCACTACGGATGGTCGCCGCGTCCCGGCCCAGCGCACGCTGGGCCTGCTCGCAGGCTCACGGCGCGCGAGAAAGGGCCGCGCATGACGTACACGGATCCAGTCCAAGTACTCCGGGACGCGATCACCCGGGCGACGGGGGTCAAGACCGTGCGCGTGCTCCGGGAGGGCAGCCTACCGGACACGTGGACGCTGCCGCTCGTCCACGTCTACGAGGTCCAGAGCCAGGACCTCGATTACGAGCGGATCTCATCGCTCGCGATCGACGTGTACGCAAAGACCCCCACGGGTCCCGGTGTTGTCGGCGCGGAGGCGCTCGCGGACCAGGTTGAGGATGTTTTGTCTGCTCGTCCTGTGGTGGGGGCGTCCGGTTGGGTTGACACGGTCGGCGTGTCATCGCGGTTGGGCGTTCGCGCCGCGTATGGCGTTGTTGAGGTGGTGGGCCTCAGCGTTGACGTTACTCAACGTCCCACCGACTAACCACTGATTTGGAAGGAAGGCTGATATGGCTAACACGACGGTTGAGGCTCTAAAGAAGAGGTACAACAAGTCGAAGAACGTCAGGAAGGCACTCAACGTCCTGGCGTTCGTTGCGTCGATGACAACGGATGTCCCGGATGCCCTGACGGATGCTGGGGGCGCTTTGAAGGAGATCCCATCTGGGTGGACCCCACTCGGCATTTTCACCACCGATGGTGGGGAAATCGCGCCCGATGTGACCGTGGACGACGTGGACGGTCTTGGTTATGCCGAGCCGGTCCGCTCGGACCTGACAAAGGCCTCCAAGAGTATCAAGTTGAATATCTTCGAGCTGTTCCGCAAGGAGATGCTCAGCTTGACGCACGGCGTCGACCTCTCGCAGGTCAAGGCGAACGCGACCACGGGCGAGGTCGTCTTTGACGACCCGCTGTTGCCGTCGATTCCTGAAAAGCGTCTGTTGATCATTGCTGCCGACGGTCCTGCTGACGACGAGTGGTTACTTGGCTGGTGTTTCACCAGAGCCAAGCTCGTCTCAATGCCGACGATCCCCCTGAAGGCGACGGACCCGATCACGGGCGACCTCGAATTTAAAGCGTTCGCCGACGAGACGGCGGGTACCGCATGCCGTAACTACTATGGCGGCTCGGCGATGCTCAAGCATCGCGACATCACGGGATTCGAGTCAGCATGAGCTGCGGGCGCGGCTGGGCCTGTTCTCCCCCAGCCGCGCCCGCCACAACCAATGGAGAACGCAAACAGAAGAGAATTCAGCATGATTACGTTCCAGAAGGAAATCACCACAGCCGACGGAGAAACGATCACGCTCGAGCGCACAACCGATGACGCAGCCGACGCAGTGAATTTCCGTGCCCAGGGATGGGCAGAAAAGAAGCTGGCGACGCTGCCCACCCCGCCCGCCAGTACCCAGCCCCACCGCGACTGACCACGACCAAACAAGGAGAACACCAATGGCAGACAAGATCACCCCGACCCTGACCCTCGCGGCCCTGAACAAGCTCGACGGCGCTGCGGAGGCGACTCCGTTCATGTTCGGCCTCGCCGACAAGGTCATTAAGTTCCCGGACCCGCTGGGTCTCTCCCCTGAAGAGGGTGAGGCCCTCCTGGTGGACCTCACCGGCGGTAAGCGAGCCACGGAGATCGTCAGGCGATGGCTGAGCGCGGAGGACGCGGAGATCGTCGTCAAGCGCCTGACTCTCAGGCAGCTGGTCCTCCTCATCAAGGCCGCGTCTCAGCATTACGAGGCATCGCTAGGGAATGCGGGGGAAGGACACGCCTCTACGACCGATTAGAGCGGTACGAGAGGCAAATAGTCGCCGATCTCGCGGAGCAGGGCTGGGACACCTACGCCCTGTTCCGCGCCCGCCGCTACCGGTTCCTGCTCACGCTAATCGACGCGCTCCCGTCGACGAGCAGGACGGTAGCGGCGATGCTAAACGACCCAGAGGTCGCGCTAGAAACCGCTCGCGCGCTCGCCGAAGCCGAGGACGACGACTCGACGGAGGCACAGCTGCGCTCCCAAACCCCAGAGGTGCGGGTCATGCAGGATATCTTCGATCTGCTCGTCGCGGCCTTTGGGGGCAAGGAAACCTACCCGCGGCCCGAGAGTTTAACAGAGATCGCACTCGACGAAGCACGAACAAATGTTCGAGACGCCAACGCGCGCAGGGCGCTTGCGGCTCTCATGCCGGGGTGGAGTCCGCAAGAAAACTGAATAACTACTACCCGTAGGAGGGCTGCGTGAGCGGCGTGTACCACGCGGGAACCGTGTACATCGATGTTGTGCCCTCGATGAAGGGGTTTTTCAAGAGCATCGAGAGCACGACGGCCGCACAGATACCCCAGGCGGCGTCCGACGCCGGCAAGAAGTACTCGGAGAAATTCAAAGAGCAGGTCTCTGCGTCGGGCAAGGGCCTCGTTAACGCGATCGCCGACCCGCTGGGCAAATCCACGGCGCGCCTGCGCCAGGAGGCCGCCCAGGCCGGGGAGGCCCTGCAAGAAGCACACGCCAAGGTCGAAAAGTCCTCCTCGGCGCTCGCGAAAGCCCGCGCTGAGGAGGAGACCGCGGCAACTGCGGTGGAGCGCGCCGAGCGCGCACTCGCCGCCGCGCGGTCCAGCGCATCCGCTGACTCGGCGGCTGTTGCTCGTGCGGAGTCGGCGCTGGCCTCGGCACGAGAAGCGTCGGCGGCAGCGAACAAAAAGGCCGACCAGGCGTCAGCGAACCACGCGGACTCGCTCCGCAAGGAGAAGACCGCGTCCGACCTCGCGAAGGCCGCAACCGAGGCCCTGGACCAGCGCGTCGCAAAGTCCCCCACCGGGTGGGAGCGCTTCACGACCTCGCTGAAAAGCTGGGTACGTGAGGCTGACAACGCCGAGCGCGAGGCCCGAGAGGTTGATTCCTCTCTTGGGCGTGTAGGCTCGGGCGTCTCGTCACTCGCTGGATTCGTCACGTCGGCGCTCGGCCCGCTCGCACTCCTGGGTGCAGCAGTCGGCATCGGCGGTTTCGCGTCCGAAGCAATTGAAGCGTCCGACGCGACAAACAAGTTTGCGGACACGCTGCGGTTCGCGGGCATCGATGACTCCAAGATCAAGGAGCTGGGCGCGTCTGCCCAGGCGTACGCCGACAGGACGGTGTACGACCTCGCGGACATACAAGGAATAACAAGCCAGCTCGCGGCAAATGGGGTGGACGGCTTCGACCGTCTTGCCGAGGCCGCAGGAAATCTCAACGCAGTCTCCGGAGGCACGAAGGACACCTACAAGAGCATCGGTCTAGCAATTGTCCAGGTCAACGGAGCTGGCAAGCTCCAGACGCAGGACTGGAACCAAATTGCCAACGCTATACCCGGCGCGTCCGGCAAGATCCAGAAGGCGCTCGCGGACATGGGGGCTTACACGGGGAATTTCCGTGAGGCTCTCGCGCAGGGGCAGATCTCTGCTGAGGAGTTCAACCAGGCGATCCTGGGACTCGGCTTTGATGACGTCGCGGTCGCGGCGGCGTCGGATGTGTCTCGCATCGAGAACGCGGCCGGGAACCTGCAAGCGACGATTGTCGGTGGCTTCAAGGACATGATTGACCTTGCGAAGCCGCAGCTGACAGCGTTCATGACGTGGCTCTCCGATACGCTCGGCGCGGGATTCGAGTGGATCAAGACGACGGCGGTGCCGTCGATCCAGGGCATCTGGGATGTCCTCGCCAACGGGGACTTCTCGGGTCCGATCTTTGGCCTCGAGGAGGACAGCGGTCTCGTTGACTTCCTTTTTAACTTGCGCGACGCCGGCATGGCCGCGTGGGAGATGCTCAAGTCCGGGTGGGATGCGGCGACGAACCTAGCGTCTGCGTTTGCGCCGCTCGCACAGAGCGTGTGGAATCTGGTCTCGTCGTTTGGCGGTGATGGGACGTCAGCGATCCAGGGGATGGCTGACGCACTCAAAAATGTGTTCGACTGGATCGGGAACAACACGGACATCGTTGCGCCGCTCATTGTGGCGGTGACCACCGGGACGGCGGCGTTCAAGGGCATGAGCGCCGCCCTGGGTGCCGTGAACGCTGTGAAAGCGGCCGGTGGCCTCTTGCAGTTTGTCAAGGCTACGAACTTGGCGAAGGCTGCGCAGGCGGCTTTCAACGTCGTGATGAATTTGAATCCGATTGGGCTGATTGTCACGGCGCTTGCCGCGTTGGTGGCTGGTCTAGTCTATTTCTTCACGCAGACGGAGACGGGCCGGAAGGCTTGGGCCGCGATCACTGATGCTTTCTACAGTTTTGTGGATTGGATTGGGTCGGCGTGGACGTCCACGATGGAGTCGATCTCCTCGTGGTGGACGGGCACGTGGGACGGCGTCTCGGGATTTTTCTCGACCTACGTCGTCCAACCTCTGCAGACGGCATGGGATGCGATCTCCTCGATCTGGGATGGAATCGTTACCGTCTTCAAGACGGCTTTTGCGATCATTGTCGGAATCGTCCTACTACCGATAAAGCTGTACATCGAGGCGTGGGCTGCGGTCTTCACCTGGGCGTACGACGCGGTTATCAAGCCAGCGTGGGATGCTATCTGCCAAGTGTTCGCATGGGCGTACGACTCTGTCATTAAGCCGGTGTTCGATCAGATCGCCGCCACTTGGCAGTGGATCGCGGGGATCGCCACCGAGGTCTTCACGGGCCTCGTGTCGTTCCTGCAGGGCGTGTGGGACGCGATCTCCGCTGCTGCGTCAGCAGCGTGGAGCGGGATCGTCACCGCAGTGACCTGGTACATCAACACCGTATGGACCGTCGTATCCACGGTGTTTGCGACCGTCGCGGGTGTCGTCTCAACCGTATGGAACGGGATCGCCTCAACGATCTCGGGCGTGTGGGAGTCCATCAAGACAGCAGCGAGCACTGCAGTCCAGTGGGTCTACGACTCTGTCACCGGCGTGTTCTCGTCGATGTCGTCGAGTGTCTCCTCGACGTTCGACGGCATGAAATCGGCGGTCGAGAGCGTCTGGAACCAGGTTAAGAGCGTTGCGGCTAAGCCTGTCAATTTCATCATTGACACGGTGTACACGAATGGCCTGAAGTCTCTGGTGGAGACGGTCGCCTCGAAGATCGGCCTGTCACTCACGCTCCCGACAGTCCCTCGGATCGCCGAGTACGCCGGCGGCGGCATCGTCCCCGGCTACAGCCCGGGACACGACACGATCCCAGCAATGCTGTCGCCTGGCGAGGCTATCCTCGTCCCCGAGCTGGTCCGCCAGATCGGGCCGAGCCGGATCATCGCCGCGAATTATGCCGCGTCGAAGCGCCGCCCCGGCGGCTCCCCCGGCAAGGCACCAGCGGGCTTCTCTGGGGGCGGTATCGCTCATTTCGCGGGCGGAGGCATCGCGGGCTGGTTCGCCGATGCTGCGAAGGGCGTCGCGGACTTTTTCGCGGATCCCCTCGGCTCCGTCGCTCAGCTCATCACCGAGCCTGTGCGGGCGCTGATGAGGGGCATCGCCCCGGGAGTCATCGGTGAGCTTGGCGTAGGCGGCGTTGAAAAGCTCCTGGGCGGCGTCGGCAATTTCTTCAAGAAGAAGTCTGAGGAGTCCTCCTCGGCTGGTCTTGTGGGTGCCGCAATGCGAGCGGTCCAGATGGGCGTCCCATACGTGTGGGGCGGCTCAGCCATTCCGCCCGGCCTGGACTGCTCGGGCCTGGTCTACTGGTCCGCCCAGCAGCTCGGCCTGGGGTGGCCGCGCCTCACCGCCGCAGGCTACCAGGCAGGGTCCACGCCAATCCCATGGTCTCAGGCAGCCCCCGGTGACCTCCTCTTCTGGGGGGAGCCAGCTCATCACGTCGCGATCTACGCCGGTGGCGGCCAGATGGTCGAGGAACCCAAGCCGGGCCTCAACGCCCGCAAAATCGGCATCTGGGGCTCGCCCACGGTCGGCAGGTACGGCGGTGCTCGCAAGTACGACCGCGGCGGCTGGCTCCCCACAGGGGTCACGGCAGCCGTCAATCAGACTGGCGCGCGGGAGGCGATCCTCACGGCCCGCCAGTGGGCAGACGTGTCCGCGCTCGCAGCCTCCGGCGCGGCCTCTGGTGTCTCGCTCGAGGGCGCGCAGGTGAACCTCGTCCTCGATGACGGGAGCGCTTTCCGCGCCCACGTCGAGTCGGTCGCTGTGGGCGTGCTCGCGCGCCGCAAGCAGCTCGCAGGAAGGAGTCGATAAATGGAGAGAGTCAATCTCTGCGTCAATGCGTCCTTCGCGTACCAGCTGCGCGGCTGGGAGAAAATCGGGACTACCTTGATCCGGGTAGCGTCGGATCCCCTGCCGTGGGGCAGCCACGCCCGCCAGTCCCCCACGTATCTCGCAGTCTTCATCCCGCAAGGCCTCGAGGGAGCTATCGTCGCTCCCGATAGAGTCCCGGTCACGGGCGGCCAGGTCCTCGCGGTGAGTGCACTTGTGCGCACCAGCCCGGGCCTGGCCGTCACGGTCACCCCCGAGTGGACGGTAGACGGTCGCACAGTCGTCGAGCAGGTGCCCGCACTCCTGGCGTCCAGCAAGAGCGGGACCCGCCCGACGTGGACGTTCACCGCCCCCACAGGGGCCACGAGCGTGCGCCTGCGCTTCGAGGCTCGCACGACCTCCACCGCAGACAGGGGCAGCCAATCGGGGTGGGTATACATCGACGACGTCATGATCACCACCGCCGAAGGGGTCCAAGCCGCGCTCGCGGCCGCTGAATCGTTTTTCGACGGCGACACCCCACAGACCCGTATCGGCTACTCGACGCGCGCGATCATCCACCAGTGGACTGGCGCTCGCGGTTCGTCACCGTCTCGTGAGTTGGAGGGTGAGCTGGACTTCTCCTCTGAGCCTGTCGCCCTAGTCGAGAGTGGGCAGGCGTCGCGGGTCCAGGTGGTGATCCCATCGGCGCTTGTCCCGGCGGGCACGTCGTGCCACGTCGAGGGACGCACTGACTCTGGATTCTCGTGGGTTCCGCGCGGAGGGGTGTGGGAAAGCGACGGCAATCAGCGAGTAATCGGCGACCAACTGGCGCCGATTAACACTCCGCTCAGGTACCGGTTGACGACCTCGGCGGGAGTGGCAGTCGAGTCTACCCCCATCGTGCGTGAGTATCAGGGGTTGTCTCTAATGACCTCAGCGACGGGGAGTATGCCTGTCAACCTGCTGTGGCAGGGAACGGACCAGAGAGAAATAAAACTGCGGCTGACGGAACACGAAGTTCCGGGACGCTCAACCCCGCTGGTGGTGTACGCGCCAGCGATGGGCGAGGGATCGGTCTCGGTGACGGCGCGCACGAACCTACGGGATACGCCGGCCATGAAAGCCCTTCTGGGGACGCCGACTCCGGTCGCCTTGTTCCATAGCCCAGTGCACTGCGTGCAGTGCCGATTAGGGACGTGCGACGTGGACCTGGTCACGGTAATGGCCGTGACGTCGGCGTCGATGGAGCGCGCGCCGCGCCTTGACGTTGCCGAGCGCACCTGGACGATCAAGGGCACGATCGTCGGACTCCCGCAGCCGCGCACGCCGCTGGCGTTGTCGACGTGGAACGACTTCGACGCCCGCGCGTTGACGTGGAGCGCTCTCGATGCGCGCCGGTGGACGTGGGAGAAGTTCGACCGCACGATATGGCAGGAGGACGCATGACGGCGCCCACAAGTGCGGCCGACAGGATCCCCGCCGATCTTCTCTCTTCTGCCTACACGGTGGAGGCCACTGTCGAGTCCTGGCTCGGATCGGAGTACCTGGGGGCGGTGCCCGTCGAGGACGGGTCCGTGTCTTGGGACGCGAGCCAGCAGGTCCAGGGTTCCCTGTCGCTGTCGGTTCCCAGGGTGGGCGCGGCAGGTGATGAGGATTGGCGGGACTGGGATCCCACCGATCCGACACATCCTCTCGCGTGCTTCGGGCAGGTCCTCCACGTGAGCCTGACGATCGGCTCACTCATCGGCGGAAGCTGGTGGACAGTGCCGCTCGGCAGGTTCCTCATCACATCGGTGGAGCCGGGAGCATCGACCGTGAGGGTCACGGGCAAAAGCTTGTTACAGAGGCTGGAGGAGGATCGGCTCACAGAGCCAATGGCACCCGATCCAGCGGGGTCAATGGCGTCGGAGCTGCGCCGCCTCATCGGCGCGCGCATGGGCCTCATAATAGATCCGGCGCTAAGAGATTACCCGTGCCCGTCAATGATCTGGGGAGAATCCCGGATCGACGCGGTATACGAGATAGCACGCGCCTGGCCCGCCATAGTACGCGAGGGCGGGGACGGCATCCTATACGTCTCACCGCCCACGCCAGACCCGACCTCGCGACCGGAGCTGCGGCTGTCGGACGGAGACGAGGGAACGGTCGTAGGCGTCGCGGCGTCGGTGAACCGCGACAAGATCTACAACAGGGTCGTCGCGCGCGGGCAGGAGTCCTCCGATGAGGGTTCTCCATCATTCCAGGCCGTCGCCGATCAGATGACGGGGCCAATGAGAGTCAACGGCCCCTACGGGGTCGTCCCTCGCTTCTTCTCCTCGCCGCTCATTACGAGCGTCGCGCAGGCAAAAAGCACGGCTGAGGCAATGCTTGCCGACGCCGTCCGCAAGAAGGTCAAGGTCCCGGTCGAGCACGCGCCGGACCCGAGGATCCACCTGGATGCCCACGTGGAGGTTGAGACGCGCCCGGTCGAGGGTGCGATGAGCCGCACCATGTGGGGCGTCGTCTCCGCCTACGAGGTGCCCCTGACATACAGGGGCACGCAGAAAACAGAGGTGGAGGTGATCCGATGAGCAGAGTGATGGATTTGATATCCACAATGCCTGACGATCTGCCCCCACGATACGGGTCGGACAGAGCCGTAACGGTGATCGCGCGCGTCGTCCGACTTGCCGAGGGAGGCCGCTCCCTCATCGTCAGCCTCTACGGCGGGCCACCACTGCAGGTCTCAGCGACGGCCGTCGACTGGACAGGCGCCGAGACCGCGCACGTCCTCCTCGACCCCGACACAGGCCGCCCAGTCCACGCCCTCGGGCCTGCCCCCAAACCTGAGAGGCAGATCCCCGAGTGGACAGCACCAGTCCCGGAAAAGCCCAGTGCCAGGGAGGCGGTGCTCACCCCCGAGTGGGTGGGCACATGGGACGGCACCAGCTGGACCCGGTACGGGGGAAGCGGGGCCTGGCAAGGCAAAAACCCAGCCGGGCAAACCCTGCGTGGCCTAGCCACCTTCGGACGACAGGCCGAAGCCCTCGGCCCCATCACCATCACCGCCGCGACACTCACCCTCCGCCCACACCCCACTGCAGCCCCGTGGTCTGCACAGATCGCGCCAGCCACCTACACCGATGCAGGCCCCGCGCTCGCGGGAGCGACGGTGAGTACCCCGGTCCCGCTTGCTGCGGGCCGGGTGGACGTCGACATCGCGCGGATCGCGGATCTCCTGACGTCTCCTGGGATGGGTATCGCCCTCGTCGGGAAGACCTACGGTGGCATCCGGGCGGGCGGGGACAGCCTCAGCATCAGGATCACATACATGCCGCGAGAGGATTCACGATGAGTTATATCGATCAGCGGGGGCACCGCGTGCCATCGCCTACTGACCCGGCGCAGCGCGCGGACCTGACGGCCCTGTCGCTCTCGATCCCGTCGATTCGGACAGTTGTTTCAGAAACTGCGGCGGCGCAGTATGTCGCCGCCCTGCAGGGCGCGGGTGTGCGCATGACTGACACGGACCCAGCGTTCGTATACCAGGCGGACACCGGGAACATTCGTGCCTGGAATGGGCGCGAGTGGACGGATGTAACGGGTAAAAACTACCCGTGGGAGACGCTGCCGATGTCTCCCAACTGGGGGGTGGGAGGCGGGCACACGCCACGCATCTGCATGCGTGGCGGCGTCGTCTACCTGTCTGGGGCAGTCATCACGGCTGGCGGTGACCACGAGAACATTCTCGTGATCCCGCAGAAATTTCGCCCGTCGCGCGAGCAATTCATCGGAGCGACGGTCACAGCAAATGGTGCTGACTTTGATTCGACATACGCGGAGCTGAGGATCACCTCATACGGGCAGCTTGCAATTAAGAGCTACTCGACGATCCGCACGGGGCATGGGTGGATCATTCCGATCTCCGCGTCCTACGTCCCATGGTGATTCGCCAGGGGACCAACTGATCCAGCCCTCGAGGGACGCCCTCGAGGGCTTTCCTATCCCAGCTAATGAGAGGAAAGAAATGGGGACGTACACCCCCGCCCACTATTACGAGGGACGTGAGAAGCAGTTACGCCTCGTCGTGATCCACACGACGGAGGCACCGGAGTCACCGAAAACGGCAGAGAACATCGCCGCCTACTTCGCGTCTGGGGCTGTCGTTGCGTCGGCGCATGCGTGCGTTGATCAAGACAGCGTAGTCGTGTGTCTGCCGCCGTCCGATACAGCGTTTGCCGCGCCTGGAGCAAATGCTGACGGCTATCAAATTGAGCACGCGGGCTACGCGGCTCAAGATGGTGCCGGCTGGGCCGACGAAGAGTCCCAGTCCATGCTCAAGCTCTCCGCCGCCCACGCGCGTGGGATCGCGCTCGCGGCGGGGATCCCGCTGCGTCACCTGACTGATGCCGAGCTCGCGGCCGGGTACGCAGGCTTCGTGGGGCACGACCAGGTGAGCCGCGTCTACAAGCGGTCGGATCACTGGGATCCGGGCCCGCAGTTCCCGTGGTCCCAGTACATGGGCCTTGTCAACAACGGCGAGGCTGAGACAGAAGAAACCACAATCGTCCCCGAGGAGGACACCGTGAAGTTCGTTCGTTCGCGCCAGACTGGCACGATCTACGCAGTCACACCGACTGACGTCAAGGCTATGGGCAGTGCCAAGGTCTGGGGAGACCTGGTCAAGGCGTATGGCCTGTCTAATTCCTATGAGGTGTCGCTTGATGACGGCGACATCGCCGGGATCGTCGCTGACGCCGCCGCACGTCGCGCGCGCCTGGTGGCTGAGGTCGCCGCGACTGTCGGCAGCATCGACCCGGCGAAGCTCGCCGAGGCTCTGGCCCCGGCGATTGTCCCGCCGCTCCTGTCTGCACTCACGTCGGCGGGCGCGGCTGGCCTGACCCCCGAGCAGGTGCGCGCCGCCGCCGAGCAGGCAGTCCGCGCGGTGTTCGCCGACGCAGCGAAGGGAGAATGATAATGAACGGCCTCCTTCTCGGACTGCAGTCAGATCCGTTTATCAGCACCGTGGTAATCGGCATGATCTGGCCGATCATTCAGGCGGCGTTGGACCGCCCGTGGTGGACGCGGGGCCGCCGCGTCGCCCTCCTCGCGACCATTGCGCTGATCGTAACCGTCGGTGTGTGGATCTCTGGATCCTACCCGGCCACCTGGCAGCTTATCGTCTCACAGACGACGGTGTTCCTTGGTATGGCCTGGTCCGTGTATCAGGTTCTCGCCGCCATTAAAATCCACGGCGCGAGCATCCTCGATTGGGTCGGGGCCGTGACCCCCGGCGGTCAGTCTCTAGAGGAGCTGACCGGCGGCACGGTGCCTGCCGGTGATTGATATCGTCGCCGACCCGCAGGTCGTGGCCGCGCTTGTCGCGGCGGTTGTCGCCATCATTGGTGCTGCCGCCGCGGCAGCCGCGGCGGGTCTGCGCTATGTCGGCAGGCGGTTTGACGCGCGTCTGGCGCACATCGCATCGACAGCGTCGGAGGCGCGCGACGCAGCGCAGAGCGCCGATAAAGAGATCAGGAACAATCACGACACAAATGTCCGCGACGACCTCGATAAGGCAATTGACACCGTGTGGGTTGTCTCCGACCAGCTCGCCGCGCTCACGGCGCAGGTGAAGGAACTGCGGGACCAGGGCAAAAACATGGTTGAAAAGTTAGAAATGCAAGGCAAAAGCCTTGCGGATGTGCAGGCCCGGGTTGGCCGCATTGACGAGCGTGGAGCCAAGATCTCCGACGAGCTCCACGATGAGCGGACGTCGCGCGAGGCGGCGCAGCGGACAATCGACGAGCATGCGCACGACGCGCATGCTCGCCTCCATGACCGCCTCGACAAGCTGCAGGAGAAAGTGGAGAAATGGGAACAGCTGTAAGTGGCAGTGTGACGCGCCTGGATGGAGCGCCGGAGACTTCGGCGTATCTGACGGCGTCGCTCGCGCTCCCGAGCGGGGAGACAACCGCGATCCTGGCAGGGGGACCTGTCAGCCGGGGAGCGGACATGAGTGGCAGGATCGCCCTGCCCCTCGATATCAAGACTGAGGCGCGAGTGCGCCTACGCCTGGCGATCCCCGGGCGGACACTGCGCGAGGTGACCGTCACCCTCAAGCCAGGCCTCGCGTACACGCTCGAGAGTGTGTTCTCAGGCAAGGAGACCCCCGTGCCCTCTCCGTCTCCGACGCCGGGCGTGGAGATCTCCGGCGACGGGGACACTGCAAACGTCACTGGCATCGTCTCCAGTGATGGAGACACAATCACGATCGGAGGCTGACCCATGCCGGATAAGTCTGTCCTGTACACAAAACAGGGCACAGATAAAGCGATTACGCGCGCAATCGCGCCACTCGCGACGAGGGCGGACCTTGAGCCGCTCGCCACCAAAGCCGATATCGCTAAGGCAGCGGCAGGCGGCAAGATCGACCTCACCGAGTACGCGAAGAAAACAGACCTCAAGGGGCTGGCCACCAAGGCCGAGCTGGGCGAGTACGCAACGTCGAGCCAGGTCGCGGACCTGCCGACCCGCGCCGACCTGGCGGGCTTGGCCACCAAGGCCGAGGTCGCCGGCGTCGCCCACACATCCGACCTGGCGGGCCTGGCCACAAAAGCCGAGCTCGCCGGGTACGCCACCAAGACTGATGTCGCTGGCGTCGCCCACGCCTCCGACCTCGAGGGCCTGGCTACCAAGGCTGAGCTCGCGGCTGCTCTCAAGGGCGTGGGCATCAAGATCTGCTCCACGCTCGCCGAGGCGCAGGCCCTCCCCGACGGCACTTTGTTTTTCCTGGCGTCGGGCGGCGCGAAGCCCCCGGCACCGCCCACGCCAGACCCTGTACCCGCTGCAGGCCCACGCGTCGTGACTGCGGCGGCCGGGCAGGTCGTCGGCCAGACAATCCCCATCACGACCGACGGCCAGACCGGGGACAAATTCTTGGTCGTCATCAACACAAAGGCGGCGAGCCAGGAAAACGCCGATGTGACACTCCCACAGGGCTGGGAGCAGCTCATTGCGCCCTACTGGGTAGGCACCATGAGGTTCACGGTTATCACAGGCCCGTGGGCGCCAACCGCCAACCTCTCTCTCACCCAGAATGCCGAGATCGGGTGGGCCGTTGTCCTCATTCGGGGGGCCTCCACCATCGAGGCCGGGCAGGTCAAAAAGCGCCAGGCCGAGCCCGCAGAAACCGTGACATGCACGGCTCCCGCGCTCGCGGGCGAAGGCTTGGTACTCGGCGTGGCGTGTGAGCGCACGAGCGCGGGTGAGACGAGCGAGCAGGTAACGGTCTCCCAGGGGTGGGAGAAGATTGCGTTCGCTACTCAGGAGAGCACGAACTATCAGACGGTGGTCATCGCGAAGCGGCTGGGGACTGCGTCGCAGGACCTGGTCGTCACCTACCCGAACGCCCAGGGGGCCAATGGCGCGGGTGTGCAGGTGATCGCCCGTGCCTGACCGCCCTGTCATCTACCAGCGCCGCCGCGACGGCGGAGACATCGCCGGGACAGTCCACCTCCGCCGCCGCGACGGCGGGGACATCCCGCTCGAGGTCCGGCGCCCGACGACGCCGGTGAACCACGCAGGCGAAGACATCGTCGCGCGCTTCCTGGAGGCACGGCCGTTCTATGTATCCCACCGGATGGGCGGGACAGAATTCCCCGAATTCACGCAAGCGGGGCTGGAAGCCTCGCTGCGTGCCGGGTTCAAGGCGCTGGAGATCTCCGTGCGCCGCTGCGCGTCCGGTGAGTTCGTCGCGATCCACGACTGGAAAACATCCCGGACGGTCCCTGGGACGGATTACCAGATTTGGAACACGCCGTGGGAGACACTACGCACGCTCCGCCAGGCATCGGGGGCCTTCATGCGGCTCACCGACATCGTCGACCAGATACCAGACGACGTCATCCTCACAATCGACCACAAGACGACGTCGAGTGAGGACCAGCGAAATCCAGGGGACCTCGCCTCTGAGGAGGCGCTCCTGGAGTATCTGGACACAGCGTTCGGTGGGAATCCTGAGCGGCGCATCCTGTGGAAGGTTTTCGCGCGGGGGACGAGTGCGGCGCGCGCGAAGGCGCGCGGGTACAGGACCATGGCCATGCTGTACCCGTCCGAGGTCGCGACCTCGGACCTGTCCCAGTGGGATGTGATCGGGATGGAGTGGAATGCCGGAGCGGACGTCTGGAACGTTTTGCTCGCATCTGGGCGTCCGACGATCGCGCACATCATCACGAACGAATCTCAGGCGCGCCAGGCGCTCGCGAAGGGCGCGTCAGGCCTCATGGCCTCCTACCCGTCCCGTGTCCACCCGTAGGTGCATCCGCGTCGACGAGGAAGGCCCCCACCACCCAGTCTCGGGTGGTGGGGGCCTTCCCTTGTTGTCAGGCCTTGGCGGGGGCTGTCACTCCGACTCCGGGGTCGAAGTCCCAGTGGTAGCTGGAGTCCTCGCAGTTCGCGAGCCAGTAGTTGAACTCTGAGTCGAGGCTGAGGAGGAAGGCTTGGCGAATCATCTTGATGATCCACTTGAAGTCGTCAAGCTTGACGATCTCTCGCGGCGTCGGGTAGAAGTGGATCGACATCGGGTTGACTTCGTCGCTGTAGGCGCGGGCGATTTCGCGCCCGTTGTAGCTGATGGCGACGAAGAAGCCTGCGGTGGCCTGCGAGGGGCCGTTGAATGTCCAGCCGGGGCAGCCGGGGATCTCGACGGTGTCGCAGGTGGTCCGTGCCTTGTTGGCGGCTGCGTTGAACGCTTGGGTGGTGGCGTAGATGTCCATGGTTTTTCTCCTTCATCGAGGTTCGGGGAGCTTGTCTCACCCGATGACCCAACTATACATCGCGCGCGATGCACTGTGCAAGTTGGAATGACTGTGATGCGCACTACTTTGCAAGGTCAGTGCGAGCGCCCCGCCCGGGGCGATCGCACTGCCATTCATCAATTGTCTCGGGTGCCCAGCCGCGCAGGGGGCCGGATGGGGTTGAAATGACGACATCCGGCTCGGGCATGAGGCCACGCAGGATGTATGAGCGGATCGTGGGGACGGCAAGGCCGAGGCGTTCTGCGACGGCGGCCGTTCCGAGGTATTCGGCAGTCATGATTCTTGTCCTCAGTCGTAGGGCGTGACGATCTGGACGGGGATGCCCTGATCGGAGAGTAATTGGTATGCGCGCCCGACGCACGCGCGATACGAGGGGAGTGGGAGCCGTCTTGCCCATCGTGTGCTCTGACGATAGGTGAAAATGTCCTGGTATGCGATGAGCGCTGTCGGTAGCGCCCGCACACTGTCGCTCTCGTCGTCCGCGCTCTCGGTGAGCTCATCGATGCAGTCGAGGGCTGCGTCTTCGATCTCGCCGAGGAGCATGTGGATGCTGATTGGGTCCCTCGGCTCGCTCTTCCCGATCTCCCAGGATCGGATGGTCCCCTCGCTCACGTTGAGGAGGTTCCCGAGATCGGCTCGGGAGAGACCGAGGGCCTCTCTTCGACATCTCAGTCCGGCAGGGGTGAGTGGTTCAATCAATTGATTCTCCTATGGATTGGCCCCCGCGCCGTTGATTCGGGCGCGGGGGCCTTAGCGTGTCAGTCCTCGGTGAGCCAGGCGCTCGTCTCGGCGATGTACTGGGCGATGGCGGCGGCGACCTCGGGCGCGGGGGTGCGTTCGGCGGGGCCGTGGAGGCCGCCCCAGATTTCGGCGGGCCACTCGGCGCGGGGAATGTATCGCTCAACGAGCGGCCAATCCTGGGTACGCTCGGTTGAGGCGCTGCCACCCTGCAGGGCATCGTCGAAGATCAGCAGGCTAATCTTGATCTCGTCCTGGTATTCGCCGTAGATAACAGCGCGGGCACCGTTGTCGAGGTCGGCGGCAATGAGGGCGCCGTCGCCGTCGAAACGCTCTGCCTTGGTCCAAGTCGTGGTGGTCATTTCAGTGTCTCCTTCATTGAGGTTCGGGGGGCTTGTCCCTCCCGATGTATTAACTATACATCGCGCACGACGCATCGTGCAAGCTGGAATGAGTGTGAGCTGTAAAACATATGACAAGTAGGGGCGGGGCATCACAATGGATGCCCCGCCCCTACTTCTGTACCCATTGAGTACCCGCGCGCTGCGCCAATTGGCGCTAGATCAACGATAGGTAGGGATGTGTGGAGATGGGGGGAATCGAACCCCCGTCCGACGGCCGACCCCGAGGTCTTCTCCGGGCGCATCCTGCTATTGATTTCTTAGCTTGTGACGTCATGCAGGCCTGCTGTCAGCGAAGCTCAGTCGATGAAATGTCGGAGCGGACCCACCGACATGGCCCGCACCCAGTGGCCCCCTGAACGACGCCAGACACCAGGCTGGAGGCACCACCCGGGCTGACGGACTAAAGGTTCACGCGGCAATCAGGCGGCGAGAACGTAGTCGGTGCGGTTCTGTTCGGCACCTATTGGTTCGCACACAGCGTTTGCGAGTTGAGCGTGCGTTCTCGGCCCGCTTCCCCTCGATCGACGACCGCCGTCGAAACCGATCATCCCCTATTGAGTTCTTCAACTCACCGGCAAACAGACTGTCGGGTTGGCTCTTCAACGAAATCCTAAGACTCATCGAAGAACCGCTTCCAACCGTTCGACCAGACATCCAAGAATAACCCCGCTTACGCGAAGTTTCAACAGCTAGCGCAATGCCAGCAAACGCAAGGTTTCAGCAGAAAGCGCACCACGCACGAAGCTGGCACCCGCTACCTGTACGCTACTTGTAGTTCGGTCGCTTCGTGTAGGCGCGCATCGCGCGTTCAGCTTCACGCTTATCCTGCGCCTCGCGCAAAGACTGGCGCTTGTCCCATTCCTGCTTGCCTTTGGCCAGCGCGATCTCAACTTTGGCGCGACCGCCGATGAAGTAGAGCTCCAGTGGGACGATCGTGTAGCCCTTGGCCTGCACCTTCTGGCCGATCCGCTCAATTTCTGAGGCGTGCAGTAGCAGCTTTCGCTTCCGCGTTGGCGCATGATTGTTCCAGGAGCCCTGCGCGTACATCGGAATGTTCGCGCCGTACAGCCATGCTTCGCCGTCTTTGACCTCAACCCACGAGTCGATCAGCGACGCGCGCCCCATCCGCAGAGCTTTCACTTCGGTACCCGACAGGACAAGACCGGCTTCCCACGTATCTTCGATCAGATAGTCGTGGCGCGCCTTCTTGTTCCGCGCGATCGTCTTCTTCGCGTCCAATGCAGCTTTGCGCTTCTCACCTTCGGTCAGCTTCGGCTTCTTCCAGTCTTTCGGTATCGTTCACCTCCTTTCTTTGATTGACGAGGCCGCGCCCCGCCACTCAAGGCGTTAATTCTAACGCGTCCGAGGGCAGGGGTCTTGCTCAAGCCTCGTAAAATGCCAGTATCAATGGAAGGCGGGGACAAGCTGAGCTTGTCCCCGCCTTCCGACTCAGCCAATCATCAGATCAGCGAGCCACATTGGCTTACAAGTACCCCATCGGGTCAACGTTCACGCCGTTCTGCAGAACACCGAAGTGCAGGTGGCAACCGGTGACATAGCCGGTCATGCCGACCTCGCCAAGCACTGTTCCGGCACTAACCGACTGTCCGGGCGAAACATAGATGCGTTGCATGTGCAGGTATTCGGTGATCACGGAGTTACCGCCGAGCATTCCGTGGTTCACGTCCACGTAGTTGCCGGCAGAGATACTGCTTGAAACATCCAGAACAACGCCGGTGATTGCCGTGCGCGTCTTGTCGTCGATGAACGAAGAAAAGCGCGCATCATCCAAAATCTGCGTATTCAGCGTGTCCACCAATTGCGCGATCGACAGGGTCTGACCAGCGGTTTCACCCCGATCTGTTGCCGTTTGCGCGCCGTGAATCAGGTAGGCAAGCGCGACGTGGTTCGTATCGAGCGAGCGACTTGAAGCGGTCAGCGCCGAAAGCTGTCCCAGCAGGGTCGTCAT